AATGCCGACCAGATTGGGGAGGAAGTCCCTGGCCCTTTAGTCGATGAGCCCCCGGACCCCCAAATCGACAAGGATCACTTCACGCAAGAGAAGTTCCATGAGTTGTCGGACTTGGCGGCTGCGGGAAAGTTAGCAGCGGTTCTCTCGGAGATGGACGAAATCCGTGAGGCCGCTGTTTCTCAGGTGCAAGGATACGCTGGTTTTTTAGACCAAGTTCGCAAGATGGATGAGTTGAGTGCCCAGATTGAGGAATTGAAGGCCGAAATCGAGGACAGCACAGGTGATCTTCTCAAGCACCTAAAAGATGCCGAGAAGGACTACAAGAAGGCTGTCGGTGAGATCAAGAAGTCCTACAAGGACAACCTCACCACGCAGGGGGAGATTGTGATTTCTCGCAAGACCGCTCTGGTGGAAGCCATGGCTTCTTTCAAGGTCACCTCCCAGAAGCGCAGTTTGATTGCTGTGCAGGCAGAGCTTTTAGAAGCGGTAGCTGCTAAATACGGTGCTAATTGCGCTGCCTTTGTGGATGCGACAGGCTCGGCGCTGCGGGAGGAAGATAAGAATCTCCGTGTGGCCTTTGCCGGTTTCAAGTTGGAGGAGCGTGCTTCACGAGTGGCTTCTATGAAGAATGCCGGGATTGTGGAGTCGTTGGTGAGGTTCCGTGAGTGGCTTTCCAAGGGTTGGGTCAAGATGGTTCAGATTGCCAAGACCGCTACTTCGATTGTGCAACGTAATGGCGATGCTTTAGAGAAGTCTCACAAGGAGTTCATGGGTTCTTTGAAGGATATCTCTGAGGGTAAGATGGCCGCTAATGTCTCTGTCCCAGCGAATGACTGGGGCTTTAACCTTACTGCTTGAGGAGGTGAGCGTTGGATCGCCGCGCTGAAAACAATGTCAATTACCAAGAGCGGGCCGCTGAGTTCGCTGTTGGGGATATCGCTGTTCCCTACGGTATGTTTCAAGACCAAGGTGGGCGTGTGACAGCGGTGTGGCCTGCTATCGGCATGGTGGACATTGAGTTTCCGTCTGGTAACAAGCGTTATCCGGTGGAGGACGTTCAGCATTACAATTCCGAAGGGGTGACTATTCCTCCCGCGACGGATTCTGTTCCTGGGGGCCAGCCTACGGTTTCTGTGCCTGGAGGCCCCTACCCTTCTCACACTGCGTCGGCTCATCGCGTGGCGCGGGCATTTGTGAAGAAGTCTCTTTACTGGACTGAGAAAGATCGTCGGTATCGCCAAAGTCAGGAAGAACATGCCAACGGTCGATTGGGATGTCCCCGCTGTGCGTTGGATATGAAGAAAGCTGTGTATAAGCGTCGGAGCGGTGCGAGTGATCGTTTGTTTGCCTGCCCCGGCTGTCTCTTCCTGATTAAAGATTCTGACATCACTGTTTCGCGTAACGGGGGTGTGTGAGTGGCTTTTCTCAAGAGAGCTAAGGCGATGGTGACTCATCCCCGCATTAGTGGCCGGGGCTGGGGGGGCGTGCGTAAAGTCGCTACCTCGGGATCACCACGCAACCTGACCGATCAGGCTAGGCAAATCTTGGGCGGCCCTCTTGACCCTGCTAAGTACCTCATCACCCATTGCACTATTGTGGCGTCTGTGGATGTAGATACGGTTTCTGGTGTGGAATTAGGGAATGTGAAGTCGGGAAGCGGCATGTTGAACCGTCGTTATGCCGATTATCTCATTAATCCTGCTTGTAATCAGTTCGTGAATAACAATGGTGATTCATGGTCGCGTGAAGTTCTGCTGAAGTCTTATCGGACTTTCATTGGGGCGCACAATTTTCAAGAGCATGTTCAAATCGAAGATCAGTCCAAGGGTCGGGTGATTGATGCCGTGGCTCGGGATATTGGCGAATCGGTATACGTCGATATCTTGGTAGCGACAGATCGGGGACACACCCAATTAGTCAAGGATATTGAAAACAGTAAGTTGGCTACCCTTTCTATGGGTTGCACCACGGATTTCACGCTTTGTACTAAGTGTGGGCATTTTGCGGTGGATGAAACCGAGCTTTGTGACCATATCAAATACCAGAAACTCAATACTTTTCTTGATGCTTCCGGCAACAAGCGTGTCATTGCTGAGTTGTGTGGGCACAAGGATTATGACGATACTGGAGGCGTTCAATTTATCGAAGCCTCCTGGGTAGCGATTCCGGCTTTTTCCGGTGCAGTAATGCGGAACATTCTTGATCCTGGGCAAGTTTCCGAAGATCAGGTGCATAAGGTTTTGGCTTCCCCGGTTCCGGTTTGGTCAGATGACGCTATCGCTAAGGCAGCGTCATCTGTGGTCGGATTTGAGTTCGGTGGTGGTGATGGCGATGAGGGCAGTGCTGATCCGGGGGAGGGTGAAGATCCTGCTGGTGAAGCAAAGGAACCCCCCAAGGCATTTGCTGATTTGGAAGAGGCCATTTACAAGGTGGTCAAGAAACGTGTCCAAGAACGGATTGATAAGGAAGTCAGCCAAGAAAATGTCGATAAGGCATTAGTTTCTGAGAATTCCGATTGGACAAACGATACGCTGAATAAGGAAGCGGCGAGGAACCGTTACCGAGACGCGATCAATAATGTTTCCCGCATTGCTTCAAGTGATGTTGCATTAGTTGAAGGAATTGCATCCGTGAACCATTCTTTTGGGGTTTATATTGCACAGGATGTCTATAGGGCAGCCCTAAAAACAGGTAGTCCTTCAAAACATGATTCTTTAGTTTCCTTTCTTGGGGCCTGTCAAAAGGCCGCAGAGCGGGATCTCTCCCCCGCCGAATTCCGGGTACTTGTCCGGGTCGGCACTCTACTCTCTGTTTTAGAGGGTAGAGCCACTCCCAATTGTCCATTAATTTAATAGGAGTTGACGATGAGCCGCCAACGTATGACTTGGAATGAGGACGGGGTTCGTGACCATCGAGCTTCCGACCACCCTGCTACCCCGGACGAAGGTGCCAGTCACCCCACTTCCCAACCAGACCACGATGACGCCCCCAGCGGTGATCCTTCGGAGTGGGGTGAGGATGTTCATTCCGGCCCCTATGCCGAGTCTGAGCCTCCTTCCCTTCCGGGTTATGAGGGCAAATCGGCAGGTGTTGACGCTCGTTTAGAGCGCAAGGCCGCGAAGTGTATTCACCTTGCTGCCGCCATGCTTGGTCCCGACGCTACCGTTGAGGCCATCGAAGATCAGGCTCTGGCTTTCATGGATCTTGATGACCGTGCGATCAAGGCTTCCCTCTCTCGTATCGCTGATGATGACGAAGAAGAGGTCGAGGAAGTCGAGGAAGTCGAGGAAGAAGAGGTCGAGGAAGCCAGTAAGAAAAAGGCTAATCGGCTGATGCGCTTGGAGGATCGTCTGGCTAGGTTGGAAGGTGCTGCTGGTCGTGCCGGTGATCGCGGTGAGTATTTTATGGGCGACGATGAGGCCAAGACTGCTGAGTGGGAGTCCGGTCATCGTGCTCCCGGTGGTTGGGATCCCGGCGAGGAAGAGTCCATGGGCGGTGAGTCCAGGGGTGATCAGTCTGCTACGCACCTCGATTATGAGGAAAGTATGCTCCGTTCTATGCTGAAAGAAGAAGGTATGGAACACGATGAGTCGGAGAGTATGGATGACGAGGAAGCCATGCTCATGTCCATGCTGAAAGAAGAGGGCATGGAGTATGCTTCCGAGGATCCGGGCGACTTTGATACCGCCACTTCGGACATGGCTGTTGATGTGATGGGTGACGATATGGGTGACGATATGCTCGTTGCTGATGAAGTCATGATTGATCCCGTTGGCGATGTGTTTGAAGAGGAAGTCTTTGTTGATCCCATGGGTGTCATGGCGATGGATGATGACGAGGAAGCCATGCTTCGTAAACTCTACGGCACGGAATCCAAGGAGAAGAAGGAAGAGGACGAGAAGGGTGCCGAGGCCGTAGCTGCCAAGACTATCCAAGAGGAAGTCGAGGAAGAGGCCAAGGATGCCAAGAAAGACGAGAAGAAGGCCGCTCTGAAGCCTCAGCCCCGGAAGGCCAGCAAGGGTGCAAAGACCCTGGGTGGCGTTACCAAGGAAGCATCCTCTGAGGTTGCCAGTCTTTCTCAGCTTTGGGAGTCCGCTCCTGACGTGAGCAGGTTCTTCTAAGAAACTTTTGAGCCCCTTGACCGGAAGTTTCCGGTCAAGGGGTCCAAGGTTCGTTCCTAACGGATAAAAATGAACCTTTGGTTCGATAGATACCTAATAGATCAACCTATTGATAGACGATTCGTCGTCTTTTTGAGTTGCGGATTAGAAGGCAATCCCGCCCGATAATCTAAAACTTACCCTCACATTCTCTGTAAACAGAGAGCACACGCATATAGGAGATTATTATGCCTTTGCTTGGACAGGCTAGTGGTGGGTGGAGTGAGTCATCTTCGTCTCTTCGGATTCTCCATCTTGGAGTCCGTAACACCGTTGGTGTTTTGACGACAGATGCCTTTACTCAGACCAACCCTTCAATGGTAACAGCGACCAGCACCATCAGCAGCAATGTTGATACTTCGGTTCTGGGCGTCCTTAGCGGCTCCGTCGCATTCACTCGTCCCGATGGCGGTGCCAACCAGATTGGTGGCAACATTGAGGCTGGGCTGACTGCGGTGCAAGAGTTCAACATCAAGCCTCTGGGCTTGTTCATCAACAATGCTGTTGGACATGCTTACGAGAACACCCCCGGTCCCGCAAGTGGCAAGGGTCCGTATGTTTCCGCTCAGGGAACCTACGCCTCCAGCCTCTTTGAGACTGAGGCTCTCGCTGCCTCTGGTGGTGCTGCGGGTCTGGCTGCTGGTGATGACCTTACTTACCAGACCGGTCAGAATCTGATTGCTTCTCGTAACGGCTTCTTGATGCCTACGTTGGATGCTTCGGCAATCAATGAGCAGTTGGATGTTGCAGCTATTTCGGCCAACGCCGAGCATACTGCGACTGCCAATGCTAGTACTGTTTTGGGCATTCTCAAGATGCCTTCTGATGCAACCCAAGCCGAAATCGTTTTCGATCTTCGCGTCTGATAAAGGAGATTAACCATGTCTGTTACAAACTCTGTAAAGCAGAAGTTGATCAGCGATTATATTAGTACTCCTCAGGGACGTGCCAAGCTCGCTGCATCAATGACTCAACCCCTGCGGCTTCGTCGCGACTACATGGCAGTGGGTCGTAAGACCTTTCTTGTCGAGCAGTTGCCTGACGGTGCCCTTCCGATCTACGACAAAGATCCTGACGTGACCGCGTATGTGATTGGTGAGGAAGGCGAGAACATTCTTGCTATCACCAAGCCTCGTCGTGTGATCTTCCCTCTGTTTGAGATCGCATCCAACCCCGAGATTCCTCTCACCCAGATCAAGGAGCGTCGATTCGATCTTATCGAGCGTGCCCAGGATCTGGCTCGTGCCCAGATTCAGGCTGCTGAAGATGAGCGCGTGTTTGCGGTTCTCGATGCCATCGCCGTCAGCGGCTTCGACAGCATTGCTGGTGGTACGAACCCCGACACTCCGGTGGTCGCCCCGATTTCGGGTGCGGTCCTCGCAGATGCCTTCTCGCTCATTGAGCGTTGGGATCTCCGGGTCGCCAGGATCTTCATGAACGCCCGCGACTACGCGGACCTGAGGAAGTTCGGTCGGGATATTCTGGATATCGAGACTCAGCGTGAGTTGCTGAAGACTGGTCTGATGGGAACCCTTTGGGGCGCTCAGATCATCGTCAGCCGTCTGGTCCCGGTTGGTACCGTGTATGTCTGTTGCGAGCCCGAGATGTTCGGTCGGATTCCTGTCCGTACCGAGTTGACCGTGCTTTCGGCTGACGATCCCAAGGCTCGTACCATTGGCTTCTCTTGCTTTGAGAACATTGGTCTGGGTGCCTACAACCCGCGTGGTTTGGCTCGTCTGACCATCACTCGGTAGTAGGGGATAGTCGGTAACGACACCCACAACTTTGACCCCGGTTGGTTCGCCAGCCGGGGTCTTTGTTTTTCGGTAGCCCTCTTATTGTTCT